GTTCAATTCTATCTTTTGCTGTTGAGCCGTTGGCAAAAATTCTTTGTCTATACATATCTAAGTAGGAATACATCATTATACCTCCTTAAATACAGACTCCACAAGCGGCATACAATCTTTCAAAATCGTTTCTCTAAGATATTTATATTTTAAATATTTTAAGCTGGCGGTTTTACTATACAATTTATTTAAATTAATAGAATCATATTCTTCTACCGCACCAAGTAATTCGACCAATAGAGATTCGATGAGAGGCTCATAATCTTTCTTCTTCTCGCAATCTCTTAAAATACCAAAATATTTACCTTTTATATAATCACAATATGCCTCATGGCATACACTACTATTCATCTTCTCCATAATTACTTACCTGCCAATCTTCCATAATTAAAAATCTTTCCTCTGGTAACTCGGCTATAATTACTAAGAAGATTCTTTACTTCTCTATCAATAACATTGACTTGAGCGTTACATAGGGCGTTTAAATGACTTGCTTGAGATTTGAATTCAAAATCGGATTCTCCAAATTTCTGTTGGGTAACATCAGTATCAGCAATTCCTCTTTTGAACCACTCTCTTTTCATTAAAACACCTAGAATATTAATTTCTTCTGGGCCTAAATCATTTTTGAACTCTGCGGCCGCATCGTCCCTATCAAAGATATCTATTTTTGGGCATAAGAAGTAGGGAATCGCACTCTCCAATAGAGAATGCATATCATACTCCATTACTACGTCACTAAGTTCTCCAAGATTATAGTCTTTAATTTTACTTAAAAAAGAGTCATAGACTTTTTGGTATGGGGTAGCCATATTATCGCCTCCCCTTATACTTTATTATCGTCTAAATGTCTTTTCATTTCAAGAATATCTTTACCAGTCGCGGCTTTCAATAGATTAATCTTAGAGAAAGTCAAACTCTCGCATTTCAATGCCGCGGAAATAATGGTATCAAGACGATACTGAGACGCACTTTTTAAAAGTTTATCAAACTGTAAATCACTTCCGGTTTGAATTAACTTAATAATATCTTCCTCACTCATTTTCTCTTCTTCTGTTGCGGGAATACTGACGTAGCCGCCGCCAATCTCTTCCATTGCTTCATCATCTTCACAAATAAGATATTGACTATTAAATAGTTCGGCTACTCCAGGATAAGTTAATGCTTCTTCTAGTTGGTCTTTACCCATCTTAATGCTTCTGTTAGGTTGGATAAATCTTGATAATCTAATCTCTGGAACAACAATTCCAACTTCATGGTTGCTGATATTCTTAATAGCTAAAGTTTTCTTTTCCATAGTAATTACTCCTTATACTCAAAATGGGCGGGCTATTGCTAACCCGCCCTATCTCATTCATTTCTCTTAATTATGTAAGAGATGTATTCTCATAAATTGCCCAGTTGTTGTAGTGCATAATAGCAACGCCAACTTTCTGGTAAACGGAAAGTTCGATTGAACGGTCTTTATTCTTAAACTCGTCAACCTGTGTACCGCCCTCAAGAACGATAGTCGCAATCTTGCTGCTCATACCAGGGATAATATAGCAGAAGCGAGGGTCAAGAACTTTTTCGGTATTGGTTTCGTCTGTAAAGCTCTGAGGAAGAGTTACAATCGGACAACCTTTATACATCTGAAGCACGCCATAAGTTCTCATATCCTCTACATCAGTATCGCTAATCTTAGTTGTGCTTCCAACAGTCACAGAGTTAGCAGGGATTGTATCCGCGAATTCTGGAGTACAAACGATGATTGGGTCACCATAAGCTCTGATAGTAGTGATAAGTCCATCGAATTTTGCCTTATCAAAGCTGCTAGCAGTAGTAACCGTATTAGTAGGTCTAGTAGAATCAATGCTAGCATTAAGTGCTTGAGAAAGTTGAGTAAGAATATTCTCCTCAATACCCTCCATCAAAATATCGAGATATTCAGAAAGGTCCTCTTGACCAGAAAGCATACGCTCAAAGTCAAGAATAGCAGCTCCACCAATAGCTTCAACGCTGATATCCATCTCTGTGCGGTCTAGTCTGAATGTCTCGAATACGCCGCCAAGTCCTACCTTAGTGATGAAGCTTCTAGCACGAGCACGGCCTACTTTCTTAGTGAAAGTAACTTTTTGTCTGTGACCGACAACTCTCATATCAGCAAGGAAACGACAGCTGTCTTTTACATACTTAGGAAGAATTTCATCAAAAATCTCTTGCATAAGCTCGAAGATATCTAGCTTATTTCTACGATAACTATTATAGTCGCCACCCAATTTCTTCAATTCTTCTCTGAAAGCCTCTTGAACGTTTTCAGTAGAAATTTTTCCTGCGAAGTCGGCTGGTAGAGCCTTGGGGACAGTGTTAGTCATAGCAGCTACGCCAAGAACTTTCAAGTCTTTTAAATTAGCCATTACTTTTTACCTCCCCTAAAATTAAAGTGCTGAAATGTCAGTTACAATAAACTTTACTGCTTTCTGACCATCAGGCATAGTAGTCATTTTTACAACGGTGAAAGGAGAACCTGAGAAAGTTTTGTTAATCTCAATTACTCCAGTATCAGCGTTTGGTTTACCATAGCATCCGCCAGCTTTAATTGCGTCAGCAAGTCCAGCGTCGTCGGTAAAGGTGTCTGTTTCATAACAAACAGTGTTAGTAGTAAAGGTATCGCCGTCTCTCAAGAAGTAAACGGAAGCCATTTTACCGGCCTCTACCTTATAATTTTTAAGTCCCGCATGGAACTGGTCATAAATCATTTCGCTGTTACCAAGAATACCCTTTAGGGCACCAGTGACTTTAACTGTGCCAGCAGGCTTATCAACAGCAACGATTGTACCATTTTCTGCTCCATTAGGGAAAGCAGTAGTATCCAATGAGCACTGAGCTTCATTATAGCTTCTGTCAATGCGATTGGTTTCTAACATGCCGTAACCGTCATGTGTCAATCTTACGATAGCCATTTATTTGCCCTCCTAAATTAATGTGTATATTTTTTCAAGATACCTACAAGACCCGTAGCTCCGGTATCATCTACGATAGCCGCAGGAGCCATTGGTTTAGCTGGTTCTTTAGAGAACATAGCTGGCTTTTCTTTCTTTACAGCGAAAAGGAGTTCTTTTTCAAGTTCCTCCATACTGAAATCTGCCATCTTCTCTTTAATAGTTGCCAATGCCGCGTCAGAAATCATTTCTTCATATTCAGCAACCTTAGCTTCCTTTTCTGCTTTTACGCGATTATCATGTTCTTCTTTTAGAATATCATAATCTGCTTGTAACGCATCGAGTTTAGATTGAAGTTCTTCTTTTGCGGAGTTAGCTTCTAATTCATAAGTAGATTTCTCTCCTTCCAACTCAACAATTTTAGCATCTTTTTCAGAAATTGTATTATCTTTTTCTGCTATTGTATCGTTGAGTTTATCAAAAGCCTCAATCACTTCTGATGGTTTGCTATACTGACTCTTTAGTTTATCGTAATCAGGTATATCTTCTTGACGAATCCAAGTGTTATATACAACTTCTGGTTCTCCAATCATTTCAATAGTCCCATCTTCTTTGACAGAATATTGGTATCTTTCATATTTGGATTCTTCTACTGAACAAACTAATACATAGTCAGTGCCAATTTCGCAAACCGTCTTATCAATTTTAATTTCTTCTCCTTTTGCGAAGTCTGGATTAACAGCCTTCCAAATGTCGTCTACTTTGGTGTCTGGTGAGAACTTAAAATTAGTTAAATCCATTTGCTTTGTTCCTCCTATATCGGTATTTTCTTTCTTGCTTTGTGTAAGCTCCGCTTGAGAGAGGAATTCTCCAAATTGAGTTAACAAATCAAAGAAGGCCGCACCCTCAAAGCAAGGCGTAACATCTTTACCAAGAGCACTTAGTCCAATAAAATATCCATCTGTATAAACATAGTATTCTTGGCCATCCATAGGAACCCAAGCTCCCTTAATAGAATTAATATCTAATTCAAGAGATTGTGGGTTTCCGATGATTTTACTGGCATTTTCTAATCTACCAGTATATAGATAAACATCAACTACATAATAGGTTCGGGCTACTCCGTCATCATCGACTTTTTCCATCCACTCTCCATTTGGGTTTTCTGGAACCAAACCATATATACGCGCGACGTTCCTATCTCTATTATGAGAAGTAAAATCCTCTTTCTCTTCATCATATATTCCAACAACGGGGACATACGGGAGAGTAGAGATTAGCTTTTCCGCAAATTCATCAGTAATATAAGCTCTATTTCTGTTTTTATATTTATAGAATATACTTACTCTACCTTTTGAAATTAGTGGAGTTACTTGTTCAAATTCTCCTTGCGGAATAGCTTTAAATAATGTTGGAATTTTATCCTTCATTTTATTATCCTCCCGCATTGATGTTCTTTATTGTTTTCTCACTTTTTTCTTCAAGAGGCTTTTCTGGGCGCCCTGGTCCATCTGAACCCTCTTGAATATCTCCTTTTTGTCGCGGGCCGTCATTTGAACTCATTGTATTTGAAGTTTTGGGCGGTATCAAGACTTCTCCTAGATTAAGAATATCGTTTTCTAATGTCTTTGTATCTAAGATAGTTGATTGTTTCTTGCCTGTTGCGACATAAGGAAGAATTAGAGAATAACCAGATTGAGCTTGTTTTAGATACATATCAACAAGCCTTTTCTCATTATACCAAGTTAATGGTAAAATGGTTACAATAGGTTCTAATTTTTTATATTTAAAGCGAGATAAACATAGCATTGAAAGCCAAGTAGAAAAGCTAGTAATTGCTTGGCTCATAAAGCTAGTAGAATTGCTTATAGATAACTCTAAAGAAGTTGCTGTTGTAGAAGCAAACATTTCAAAACTAATACCAGCATTCTCATATTTTGGAACTAACATCTTTTCAATATTATTGTTGGTTACAGAACCACTAGAGGATTGTGTATCTTTTAAAGAAACTTCGTTTGCGATTGTTGTTAATACATCTATGTTAGGATTATCTCTAAAAATAGCAGCAACAGCTTCGTGCATTGTTTGCATTTCTTCTAATAGAACATCTAAATCTCCATTTTCGTCCAATTCAAAACGCTGAACTAGAATTTTCTCTAGCTCTTGCGTATCTCTTCTCTTTTCGATATCTTTATAATCATTAAAGTTGATTATATCAATTATCGTATCAAAGAAGGGTGGAACAGGGATACCTCCGAACTGAAAAGCGCATGATTCTTCTGGAGGCAGCATGGCATAGAAATTATTATTCTTTATACTACCATTCTGGTATTTTCTCCATAAAGACCTTACTGACTTTGGAAAAGAATCCAGCGCTTGATTTAATTCTTTTTCGTCAGTATATTTATTGAAGAACCGCACATCAAATTCCACAATATTAGTATTATATGGACTCTTGTATCTACTAATACAATAGTTCGGGTCGAGCATGGTGATTGTAATTCTATCGTCATCAAAGAAATTCACATAACCATAGAAAGCACCATCTACTAACATTCTTGTAGCGATAAATCCAAAGGTGTCTTCTATATTTAAGTGGTCTAAAAAGTCTAACGTTTGAATATAAAGTTTCCTTACAGAATCCTTTTTACTTTCATTGAAATCAGTAGCAAGATGTTTTAAATCAAGAGTATAATAGTATTTATATAGATAAGAGAAGTAATTTAGAATTCTTCTATAAGATGTAGAAGTTTTATAGTAGAAATTAGATATTTCTCTCATTAATTCTATATTTAAATCGTTCTTCGCATCATTTATATCTTCAATAGAATAGCCCTCTGAAAATACGCTAGAACTAATAAATCCATATTTTATACCGTATGGGGTTTCTCTTGTTTTAGACCAATCTTTTACTAATTTGTTAAAAGACGCTAACTGTTCGGAGGTTGTTTTTTTAGTCTCTTCCATTCGTTTTACCTCCCTTGCTGAATAGTAAGAACTTTCTTAAATCACGAGCACGATTTCGTTTCTTCTTATAGTATTCATCTTCCAATTCTCTAATTCTCCATAACGCATATTCAAAAGCACTAAAACGGTCTTTATTAATACGTCTATTAATTTGTTCAACAACAATATCTTGATTTCCTACTCCTGTGTTGCGAAGCCGCAAATTACAAATTTCATCAAACAGCTTTGTCGTTTCAATATGTGGGGCCAATCGGGCAAGTCTATCCAGCGGCCGCATTTTAGCTCCTTTTTTAGTGGACATTAATTTACTTTTAGCCTCTTGTTCTTTAACTAAAAATCTAATATGTCCATTAGCGATTTGAGAGAAGCAGTTGCTATGAATTTTGCTATTGAGAGAAGGAGTAGCTTTTAAAACATACAATACTTTATCTCCTGGATATTTAGAATACTCTTCATCATTCCAAGAGGCAAGTGAGGGATATAAAACTCCATCTGCCCCTAGTTGCTCCATAACCATAAAGTCCAACAATCCTACGCCTAAACCAGTTCCATCAATCAATATCTCTTTAGGCTTATACTTCAAATACATCTTCTTCAATTCAATAGCTTGAAGTGAGAAGTGCATATCATGTAACCCTATTGAATTTATTAACTGCTTATAAAAATAACTTTCTCTAGGTGTAACTTTGAATACTTGAACAGAAGTTAACACTCCAATTCGTGCTACGTCTACAGATATATAGTAGAAAACTTCATTGTTCCCTCTAGTTTTTCGTTCTTTTTCTGGATTTAAAATTCTTCTATACTTAGATAAATTATCATAATCAATCCAGCTATCACTTGAACCACCAGTCCAAATAGACAAATATTCGCGCGCGAAGGAATCTTCTTTATACGTATTAGAAATCTTTAATTCCTCAATGTAATTCTTATTTAATAGTCCATGTAACATAGGAACTCTATAGTCGCAACCCCATACAAAGGTTGTTTTCGGACTTACTATTGATTGAACAAATAATTCAATTAATTTCTCGTAAGCGTATGACCCCTTTACTCCTGCTGAAGTAATATATATCTGTTGTTGATTAGGTTCAGTTAAATCCAAATTTCCATTCATTGTTCTTCTATCAACGTTCATTAATGGAAGAACAACTTCTGAAAGAACTGTTCCATCATGGTCACGCACCTCATCAATAATGCCTGCATGGCGCCTTCCGCCACGTGTAGAATCAAGAGCGCCTACAACGTCAAATACACTCCCATTCTTAAAAATTAATGTAACATAATCCTTACTCATATTCTTCTTCATTAATTCTTTTCCTAGCATTGGAAATAGAGTTAGAAGTTCGTTAATTTTTTCTGCCGCAATTTTTGCTCCCTGCTCTTTGCCTGGCGCGCAAATAAAGAATTTACTTCCTGGTAAAAACATACATCTTAAAAATCCGGCCAGTATTGAAAGAAACGATTTTGAGAATGCGCGCGGGGCTACGCAATAGTGATAACGATATCTAAGGCTAGCGCGCAGAAAAATTCTTTGGTAAAAATAGAGAGTAAAATTAGAATTAGCAGGAGTTATATTATCAATAAAAATATCTGGATAGTTAATATAAAACTCCAAGAGAGAAGTCATTTGAGGTCTGTATTTTCTCAAAAAGGGTTCTGATAGATGGACGTTTTTAGGAACCGCGACATCATATCCACTAATCATATTTCTACCTCAAAATCTTCAACCTCATCATCCTCATCAAGAGGAGTAGGCGTCTCGAAGGTAATTTCGTCTTCTCTCTCTAATCTTTCCTCAATATTCTCAATGTTCTTTTTCTGTTGGACTCTCTCCTCAATCTGGTCAACAATTGTGCTCTCATTATTCCACAATCTCGTATTATACGCCTGTATATTTCTCATAGTAACGTCCACAACATCATTCAACTCATTATTATGGAACTTTTTCTCCCATCCTATCTTCTCATAAAAGAGCGCCAGCTCACTCACAGACTCAAAACTATTCATATCTCTCGCATTATCAGAAGTAAATCCAGCTTGTAATTGAAGTTTATTATACGCTGTAATCAACTTATCTATTGGTTCTCCGTTCGCAATCGCGCGGTCTATCTCAAAAGAAATCTTCGCCATTTTCTTAGCATTGTCTTCTGCTATTACATCAGGGAATCCATAACTTTCCTCTATACCTTTATAAAAATTTTGAAGCTGGTATAGTTCTGCGGGAGCATATGAACTGCCGAAGCGCGCACGCAAATCGTCGAGTTCCTGTTGATTGAAGACTTCATGGATTTCTCTCTCGTCTCCCTTTTGGATAGTTTCTTTCCACTTCTCAAAAAGTTCCTTCCAAGAGATGCGCTCATAGGTCGCCGCAGAGAACATATCTAAATAAAGCCCCATTGCTTCTGAAGGATTAGCAATATAGATTTTTGTAAAATCGTCTGGTCTAAAAGGCACATCTGCCCATTGACAAATTAAATCCACAATATCCCAATGGCCCTCTTGGTCAGCAACCATATCGCTCAAGCAATGTCTACAAATAGGAGTATATCCGTCTGGGAAAAACAACGATTTTGTTTCGCAATAGTCTTTTTTTGTGAAGAACCTGCCGCATACAGTGCATTCCCTTGCTTTAAAAGGTTTTTTACTAAACACTTATCTAACCCCCTTTCTTCTCTTTTTATCACAAATCTTACATCTCGAAGTATAACCATCTGCACTAGATTTTTTTCTCACAAATTCGCGAGGGTCCTTCAATTTCCACTGGCCGCAACAACTACATTGTTTCCAAGCATTAGGATTATTTCTCTCTAACCAATAGTCTTTGTGGAGGGTTACAGTCTCGCTAATCTTCTTACAAATTTCTTTAGTGTAGATAGTGGAGATGTAGTTTTCGTTATAAGATAGACCATACAGTTCTTCGAGCCTTTTCTTAATTTCCTGATTTGATATCTTATGCTTTTTTAACTCCACTATTGTCTTGCGCGAAGGGTCAAGTGGAGTTTTAGATATATAGAAATCTAAGGTTTCTATTAAATATTTTGCGTTTGAATCTGGCCTATCTAACGATTCTTCTAATAGAGTAGAATAGAACTCTAAAACTCCATAAATGTGGGTGGGGTCTTCGAGATTTAGAGAGTTAGGATTAGAAGGAATCTCAAAGTTAGAGTCTCTATCTTCTTTTGGATTGTCGAAGCGGGCGCAATTCCCTATCTTTAATCCTAATGGCTTTACGTCTACTCCTACATCAAAACTGTAGGTGGGAGAGTAAGCAGGCAGAGAAAAATCAATGCGTCTCGGATTCAACGCCTCACTAATTACATACTGTTGTTTTTTTAGGTCTATAAGGAAGTGTTTTAATTTATAAATTTCGGTTTGGGTTTTAGGTTTTAGCGACTCATCAACTTCCTCTCCAATAGCAACCTTATAGATATGTTCCCATTTCTCGATTTCCTCTAAGAGGGGTTGGAGTTCGGGGAGATTCTTGTCTATGATAGGTTTGGGACTGGTGTATCGAGAGCGGCCCATAGACTTAAGAGAGCGTTCGTCGAAAGTAGGGCTAGACATTAAATCGTCAAGACTCTCTAACTCTTTCTTCTTATACGACTGATATTTAGTCTTAATCTCTATTGATTTTTTATCTACTTCGCTTTTCCCATCTTCTCCTTTTCCAAACAGGATATAGTTCGCCATAGATTCGAGTTTGGTAGCGGAGGGGTTGGATTTTTTTTCTAGCTCTTTTTTAACGTATTCGGTTCTTTCTTTATCTGAATAGATAGTAAAATCTAAAATAGTGTTTCACCTCTTTTCTTGACTAATTTGTCAAGTTTTTCTTTAATTATATTATACCACATTTTTAATATAGAAGTCAAAAAGTTAGAGTAGGAGAATATAAAATTTCAAAGAGTCAAAGATTTAAGTATTTTACTTTTGAAAAATAATGGACGGATTTGAGCAGGCCGCACGACGGGGAAAAATCACTTTCCCATTTTTTCCCAAAAACCGCCCCCATATGCCTTTTAACGTTATACGGGTAAAAGTATGTATAGCATAATATACAAAAACCACGCTTAAACGTTGTGTAAAATGACGACAAATTTTTTTCAAAAAACTATTTACAATATACAAGTAATGTGATATTATAATAGTGTCGAAAGACACTAACCACAAAAAACAGAAAGGGAGAAAAAATCATGGCAAGAATGACAAGGAAAGAATTGACGAAAAGCGTCAATAAAGGATGGGCTTTTGAGGCTCAGATGTCGCTACTTAAAAGGTATAAGCGCGACGGCCGCGCGGGTAGTTACGATTTAATGAATAAAGGGCGTGTATATGAATGCAAGTTCTTCACCATTAAGCCCGCGACAAAAGGAAAGCACGCTGAATATAACAGTGCTCACGGCTTTAAAGCAATCAAATCCAAAAGCCTTTATACGCAAGTGCAAGAGTATTGCTCTACTTTTGATACTTTAATTGTTGGCTATGGTGAAAGCATTGATAATTATGATAGCTTTACCATGACCAGTGAAGAAGCTGTGGAATGGCTGTATAAACGGCTCCAGTATAAAGCCGGGTCTGATGAAGTCCGTTTTTGCTGGGGTGGAAAGAGCTTAGAAAGCCGTTATGAAAGCCGGCTTGCGAAACTGAAAAGCGAGGGTTACACGCTGTAATGATTATGCGGTTCTAAAGGGCATCCGCTCAAAAGCCCTATTCCAAAGGCGAAAGCCTAACAAAAACAGAAAAGAGGAATTTCTAATGAGAACATCTATTGAAAAGATTCAAGAGCTATACCCTGACATGGACATCGAAAGCGGCTTTCTGGTGAGTAAAACAGCATATGAAGCTATCTCTTTAGCCCTGCACTTCTTTCCTAAGCAGGATTACGTTGTATTGATGTATGATGAAGATACTGACGGCGATGTGATTATTACTTTCGGATACTATAATAGATTAGATGCTATTGGGCTGATAGATATTATTCAAGAAGCAAGAGAAAGAGAACTGTAATAGTAAAGAAAGCGGGATGGGCTTCTGTTACAGAAGCCCTATACCGCAAGAAAGGAATAAATAATATGGGCTGGAAAATTATAGCAAGAATCACCGATGGAAAAGAAGAACGAATTGTTCATACTACTGGACGGCTTGAATCTCACGCGGGAAACGCGTTAAAGAAATACTATTTAGACAAGGGATTCTACATCGTAGAAAAAACAGGATTTTATTTCAAAATGAATAAAATTAAATAAAATTTTTAGAAAACAATCCCAAAATTCACGGATTGTTTTCTTTTTGCTTAAAATTACTTGTCTATTATAGACAAGTAAATTATTTGAAAAGATTGTTAAAAATATAACGCAATAAATTACTTGTCTATGCTAGACAAGTAAATAATTCTTGACTAGCACGCCTTTATGTGATATAATTATTTATAGAAAGAAAGGAAAATTCCCAGCAAATGGTAATTTGGAGAACTGTAAAATTTTGTCAATTTTTGGAGGTTTTATTATGGAAATTCATGGCTATCCCGTAATTCAAGAGGAAGGTTTCACAATTACTCGCGGAGCTATGAAGCCTGCGACCTATGAGAGCTACGAAGCCGCGAAATCAGCGCAAGAAAAGCTGGTTGGCTCAACAATGACCTATAAAGTTAGTGTTCCACCTGCCGAAGTAGAGGAAATCCTCGAAAAACGGCGTTAATCCCTTCTTTCTGTGGAGAAATCGGGCTATTGCCCGATTTTCTCTATAAAATTTACTTGTCTATGGTAGACAAGTTATTTTATTCCGCTTTGAGAAAAAATTTTTAATTTTTCTATTGACAATCCCGAAATTCGTGGTATAATATAGTTGTGATAAGGAAGTGGTTAGCCTTATACAATAAATCTCCATTCTATCCCTTGCTGTTTAATGGATAGAAAAAGGCGTCCTTTTTGCCATGAGAGGACGCCTTGCTTTCCATTGGAAAAACTTGTCTATTGTAGACAAGTAAAATTATTGGGAAATTTTTTAAAAAAGTGTTGACAATATCAATAGAATAGGTTATAATATAATCACAGGGAAACCAAAAGAATGGAAAGAGGGATAAATATGAATTTTTATGAAATTGCTTGTATTATTGTTGGGAATTTATTTTTTCTCGCGTGCGGTGCTTTTGTAGGATTCTTTGCTGTTTATGGAACATATAAGGCGCTTGGCAAAATTCCGCTTTGGGAAGATATTAGTAATAAGTTCGCACCAAAAGAAAAGTCTTGTATTTGCGAATATGGGAAATATAAATACGTAGTTGACTATTGGGAAGTTGACCCATTCAGAAAACAATATATGGTTGCTATAACCGATTTACAAACGAATGAATTTGTTAATAACATGTCTTGGACTTCTGATTTTAGAACGGCACGAAAAAGATTTAAGAAAATTTGTCGAGATTTTAACAGGTGCGCGCCTTGGGTGGTTGCTATGGTAGATAGTCAAATTAGTAGGAGTAAAATGGACGTTTAACACGTCCATTTTATTTTGAAATTTTTTACTTGTCTAATGTAGACAAGTATTTTATCCCGAAATTATTTAGAAAATTTTTAAAAGTTTCTTGACATATCCCGAAATTAGTGATATAATAAAATCAAAGAAAGGGGATTATAAAATGGATACAAATATTTTTTCTATTGAAACATATTCAGAAGAAAGGCTTAAAATAAATAGAACACTTGGAAAATATTCTCCTTTTATAGATATGCCAACAGATTCAAGAACGATGGAAAAAATCTACCGAGATTTTTATGAAAAAGACGGTTTCCCTTGCTTGTATATGCTTGGGCAGGCTTCTTTTGAAAATGGGAAGGAAAAATATTTTATTAAGGTAGGAAGAACAACAAATATTAAAAAGAGATTAAAAAGTTATCAACACTCTAATCCATCTTTTGAATTATTTGGAATTTGTGCCGTTGCAAAAGTAAGAAAAAATTTATCTAAGGCAGAAAAAAGATGGCACATTTATTTCAATTATTTTGGGATTCAAGTTGGGAAAACAGAATGGGCAGAAGTTTCTAAAGATTTTTATGATTTTTATAAATCTTATGGCTTTAGTCAAGTTAAAATGTATTGAGAATTTAATTCTCAATACTTTATTACTTGTCTATGATAGACAAGTAAATTTTTTAATAAAATTTCAAAAAATGTATTGACAAAAACAAAATAATAGAGTATAATAGAATTACAGAAAGGGGATAGAGCAAAATGAAAAAAATCTATTTTGATATGGACGGAACAATTGCGGATTTGTATGGCGTTGAAAATTGGTTGCCGATGTTGCGCGCGGAAGATGCGACACCGTATAGAATCGCAAAGCCTCTTATTAATATTACAGAATTGAATGTCCTGTGCGGGCTTCTTCGCCGTCAGGGATATGAAATCGGCGTTATTTCTTGGTTATCAAAAGAAAGTAGTAAAGAATATAAAAAAGCAGTTCGAGCCGCAAAACGTGAATGGTTGAAAAAATATTTTCCAGCTTGCGGGAATGAAATTCATCTTGTCCAATATGGAACGCCGAAACATTCAATTGTAAAAGCAAAAGGCGCGATTCTGTTTGATGATGAATACAAAAACGGTGTTTCATGGGAACGGAATGGCGGGGAATGGATTAACCCAACAGAAAAGAGAATTGAAAAAGTTTTACAGTCTATGGTGGGAATTTAATTCCCACCTTATTTATATTACTTGTCTAAGATAGACAAGTAAATTTCTATTGACTTTTAATCATATCTATGTTATACTATATTTACAGAAAGGGGATAGAAATAATGAAATACCAATACCGCTTAATGATTATAGACCAAAAAGGACAAAAGATTCTTTTTGTTCATAGTTTCAATAGTGATGAAGAAATGCGAGAACAACTTTCCGAATGGTATCCTTGTTGTAAAATTCTTTCTCTAGCGAGGTTTAATAATTATGATACAAAAGAATAAAGATAAAGAAGATGCGAAGAAACAACGTAACTTTTGGCCGATTAGTCCAATAACAAGAGTAAAGCAAAGTAGGAAAATATACAAAAGGAAAGGAAGAAAGAAGAACGAAAAGACGTTTTAACGTCTTTTCTTTTACTTGTCTAGATTAGACAAGTAAATTTTTAACGGAATTTTAAAAAACATATTGACAAAAATAAAATAATAGAGTATAATATAATTACAGAAAGGGGAAATAATTAAATATGACTTGGCCGTAGCAAATAAAAAATAGTTAAATTATATGACCCGATACCGAGGAAGTAAGTCTAGTAACTGAAATGATAGGGAACTAGATACTGCTAACGAATGCTAAGGGCGAGTGACGCGCGTAAGCGTTGGGAAGCTGGTGTACAACAGCTTCTCTTTTTTTTCGTTTGAAAACTTGTCTATAATAGACAAGTAAATAATTCTTGACTTTTTCTCATTTATCGGTTATAATATAACCATACCAAGAGAGAAAGAAAGTCAAAGCGAAAGTAGAATTTCAAAAGAAATTGAAAAAAAGACTTGACAAACTTAAATCTCTATGGTATAATAAATACAGAGGTTAGGAAAGAAACTAACCGAAAAAAATAAGCGGTCACGGCTAAAGGTGACAGAAAGGAAGTCTATTATGGCTAACACAATGAAGAAGTCCGAAGTTCTTGCAAATGCTCGTGAGAGCGCGCTCTCTACTCTGGGATTGCTCGATATTCCCGGCGTTCGGCAGATTGGCCCGTGCGAATTCGCGTTTCCCGCTGGTGAATCTCCCGATGGCGAAACGGTGTATGCTCGTGTAAAGGTATCCGCCGCAAACTACAAGGCCACAGAGAAAACTCCCGCTTTCGATATTGAGGGCGCGGCGGGCGATTATGCCGCAGAGGTTGAGGAAAAGGCAAAGGCCGCGGCAGAAAAGGCCGCTGAGCGTGAACGCAAGGCCGCAAGTAAGAGTAAATAAGATTTAGCCCCGCTTTGTGCGGGGCTTTTCTTTTAGGATAAAACTTGTCTAAATTAGACAAGTAAATTTTAGAAAAAAAATTTTTAAAAAAGTGTTGACATTCTTTTCTATTGGTGTTATAATAATATCACAATCAAAGAATGACGATAAACTTGATTGTAGAAAGAGGTTTATAAAATGGAAAAGAAAAAATTTCTTGTGCTTGATGTTGAAACCGCAAACGATGTAAATTGCCCGCTTGTTTATGATTTGGGCTTTGCCGTATGTGACAAATACGGTAAAATTTATGAAAAGCAATCAATGCTTATTTATGAAATCTATCGCGGCGAACGGGAATTGATGAACTCTTGCTATTATGCGAATAAGATTCCAGAGTATGAGGAACAAATTAAAAAAGGGGAAACAAAAATTGTGCGGTTCTTTACCGCTTGGAAAATCATCCGCGATACAATGAAAAAGTATAACATTGATACTATTGCGGCATACAATTGTAATTTTGATAAGAACGCACTAAACAACACTATTCGCTATTTGACTAAATCAGAATACAGATGGTTTTTCCCTTATGGCACAAAATATATGTGTATTTGGCACATGGCTTGTCAAGTAGTATATACGCAAAAAACTTTTCAAAAGTGGGCAAGGAAAAATAATTTTGTTTCTGCTTCTGGTAATATTCAAACTTCGGCAGAAATTGGGCATAGATACTATACAGGGGATACAGAATTTCAAGAGGAACATAAAGGTTTACAAGATGTTATTATAGAATGTGGTATCATGGCGAAATGTTTCGCACAACACAAAAGCATGAAAAGAGGAATCAACCGGCTTTGCTGGAAAATTCCGCAGAGGGTGGCCGCGTAGGCCATCCTTTTCTTATAAACTTTACTTGTCTAATATAGACAAGTAAGTTTTTCTTGACTTTTCACCATTCTTTTGATATAATATAACCATAGCAAGAGGGACGGCAAACAAGAGCAAAGAAAAAAATAAAAAAAAAATATAAAAAGTGCTTGACAAAACGCCGCCAATTTGCTATAATATAATCACAGGGAACGGAAAGACCGCTCCCAAAATAAAAGGCCGAAATACGGCAGAAAGAGGAAAAATTATGGCTAACGAAATGACTATGAAGCAGAAGCAGGATGTCCTCCGCAACGCGGCTTTTGATAAGCTGAACGCAGGACACGCACTTGATGAGCCTGTTCTGGTAGGTGCGAATGAATACGCTGTCCGCATTGACGGTTCTATTATCGGGCTGGAAAATCAAGACTGCTGGGTAACGGTAAAGTTCACCGTTAAAAACTTTGTCGATAGTGAGACGAGGGAAGCGTATGACGCATTGACCGAAGCCGAAGTTTACACGGGTGAACTTGAACAGAAAGCAAAAGAGGCCGCCGCAAAGAAAGCGGAACGTGAGCGCAAGGCCGCAGAAAGCAAGGCGCGGCGCGAAGCACGAAAGGCAAAGAAAGAGGAAAAGGGGGAGTAATTCTCCTTTTCTTTTATAAACTTTACTTGTCTAATATAGACAAGTTATTTTCTAAAATAGTTCTTGACTTTCTTTTAATATATGATATAATGTATATAAAGGAGTTGAAGCAATGGAAACTATTTATAATTGGCGAGGTAGAAAGGTGCTTTCTAAAGTGCCACTACCCAAAAAGAAAGGAGAATATTTGTATTTTATTTCTTTTCCAGACGAAAGAACGGAAACAAAGAAACTTGTAAAGATTGGCACAACAAATGATATCTTGCGGAGAATGAAAGAACATCAAAAATATTATAATACTACTGTTTTAATTGAATGGATTTCTCCCGCCTATTCCAAATGGACAACACTACGAATAGAAGATAAAATGAAACAATTTTGGATTGAAAAGAATTTGGGGGAGTGGATTAGAAATGACAGATTTTTAATTGATAAAGAGGTTAAAAATATTACTATCACAGTTCGGAAAGATTATACTTTTGAGATTGAGTGATTTTTCACTCAATCTCTTTTTTACTTGTCTAAAATAGACAAGTTTTATTTTCTATTGACAAAAGTAAAATAGTGTGATATAATATAATTAAAGAAAAGGGGGAAATTTAATGTCTATGGTTTATAAAGTTTGTTTTGATAACTCCACCAAAGCAATTATGATTGTAGCAAATGGGAAAGGGGAAGCAAGAGAGAAGGCGCGCAAGCGTTATCATATCACAGACGCGGTTATCTCTACTCTTGGCCCAGCAAAAAGAGAAGGGAAGCGTTGAGCTTCCCTTTATTACTTGTCTAAGTTAGACAAGTAAAAACTTCTTGACTTTTTGTTTTTATATGATATAATAGAATTAACAAAAGAGATAGATAATCTCTAAAAGAAAGGAAAATTATAATGGATATTATTTATAGGGCTTTTGATGGAAAAGAGTTTGAAAAGGAGGACGATTGTCTTTGTTATGAAAAAGAAATTACTGCTGAAAAATATAAAAATGATATTATTGGCCTAGATGATAACCTTGAAGAAATCAATCTGTTTGATGGGACGAATAATTTTTTCCAAAGAAGTTATTTTATTCTTATAAAAACAAATGAAGCAGCCGATTTTATCGAGGAAAATAGTTCTAATTGTGACTTTCGTATCCCGCATGTTAGAAAAGGGGAATATTACTACGACAAAACGGATGATGAATGGCGAACCATAGATGAAAAAGTAAGTGAACTTTATCGAGATATAGAAGAAATAGTGGAAATTAAAAGAAAATTGTATCGTCTAAGTGAAGATAAAAATTAAAGGGCTTATGCCCTTTAATAATACTTGTCTAATATAGACAAGTTTAGAAGAGGAAGATTTTAATCTTCCCCTTTTTCTTTTAAATAATTATAAATATCTTTTTCTTTTAAAAATAAAACATCTTTTTCATTAATAAAACCGATGCTAATTAAATTTCTTACTGCTGTCAATATATCGCCGGTTTCTTCATCTTCAAAATTATAAAATCTAAAATTAGAGCCTTCTCCGAGTACGCCAAAATAACCACACCCTTCGGGGTCTGTTTCGTGAATAACTAATTTCTTATTACTCATTCTTTTATCTCCTTTCTATTGTATCTACATTATAGCATAGAAAAATAAATATGTCAACAGTTATTTACTTGTCTACCTTAGACAAGTTTTAAAGGAAGATTACTCTTCCTTTCAATCTTCCTCCCCGTAATCAGTATAATCGCTTTCTTCTACGCCGTCTCCAAAAACACTATAAAAATCTTCACACTCATAATAAGGATTCATTTTATCAAAAGTCATCCCACAAACGCACCCTTCCTTTTTTCCATCAATTAAAGTTTCTTCTACATAATAAGGACAATCCCAACCGTTTACCGGACAATGAAAATGTCTCATTTTGTTCTCCCCTTTCTATAATTATAATACCATACTTTTCCCAAAAAGTCAAGACTTATTTACTTGTCTATTTTAGACAAGTTTTCCCCTTTTGTCAAATGTTTCACTAGCTTACTTGTCTACTTGTCAAATATACCACTATTGCGCGAAAATCCTGCGAAAGTCAATAGGAGCTGCGAAAGTCAAATATCCTGCGATGTCAAGGAGCTGGGATTGGGGTGTAGGAGCTGCTAATATGTCAAATACTTGACAAAGGAGCTGGGTCCCGCTTTGGGTAAAACTCCTAAGGAGCTACATTTTATATCCCAAATATTTGACTTTTCTAAAAAAATATGATATAATATCTTAAAAAAAACATTTTTTCCTCCCTATCCAAGAGAAAAAGACTCCAAAGCGGGCAAATATACTCCACTTTTGTCAAGTTTTTAATAAAATCCTCTATTTTTCTTTAAAAATCCTTGACTTTTCCTCTATTTTGTGGTATAATTATATTAGAAAATAAGAAATAGAATAGATTTTAAGTTAGGAGATTATCTATGAATAATAAGAATGGTAGTTTCTCTGTCCCTCCGTCTGAAACTTGTAATGGATGCGACTTTCTCCGCTTTGGAGAGAAGAGGTGCGCTCTCACCACTCAAGAACGACCCTATCCAACAGAGCTAACTTACTTCACCAATAGTGAAGGATTTACTGCTGTGTTCCCTGCCTCTTGGTGCGGAACTAAACTTAAAAAAACCAAATCAAGGAATAAACCTAAGAATAAACCTAACCTTAATTCTAATGTCTAAGGAGGTTTCTCTAGTGAACCAACAGGAAAAGATGGCCCGCGCGAAAGCCTTTACCTACGAGCGCCTCAAAACCGCTTTGGAAGATTTTGAACAAGTAGACGAATATTCTTTTGCTTCTCTGGAAAATATCGAAGGAGAAGACTGGTGGACAGTAGTCTCTATTGTAGCTAAAAAGAACTATGATATAGATAATGCGTTAGAAGAATTCGAAATTAAAAAAGAAACAAAGCGGAAACGTCAAGAAGAAAAAGAGAAGAAAGAAAAGAAAAAGACTAGCAAAAGCTAGTCTTTTTTTTATATATTTTTTTAGAAAAAAATTAGAAAATTTTTAGAAAAAATTTAAAAAATTCCTGAAATTATCCTAAAATTATTTAGAAAAATAGAGATTTTTTTTAGAAAAATCCTAAAAATTTATTAAGTCAAATTGTTGACATATATGGGAAGTAGTGCGCACACCTC